AGGTTTTCAGCTTCTTTTGTCATAGTCGCGCTGTGGCTGAGCTTGGTCGTTGTGTTACTTTTTAGCCGACTTAATCGCCTTTTCAATCGCCTTAAACCCGTCGCACGCTTTCTTTAGCGCGTCCGGTGCCATGCTTTGAATGTCATCTAGCGTGGCCAGAGTTTCATCCACACCCGCAGTTTGGTGAAGGAAAGCCACAAGCTCAGGCTCTTGGATGCCAGCCAGATTCAGCAAACCGCGTGCGACTTTGGCGAGCGGTTCGGGTTTGGGGGCCTCTAGCAATTCTGGCTTCGTAACCTGAGCGTTCGCCGGCTTGGCACGCAGCACGGGGTCAGTCACGATGGGAGTAATGTCAATCACCTCGTCGTCAGTCTGAATGCCCATGGTTAGCTCGGGAGCGTAGAGACGGGCAAAGAGAGTTGCGGCGCGGTAGCGAAGCATCAATTCGGGCATGGTCTTCCACTTGCTGCCGTTCTTTTGATACCACCCTTCGGCCTTGGCCGTGGCAATGGAAACTTCCGGCCCTTCCAATCGCTCGCCGCTCTTATCGATGGCCCACGCAGCGCAAGCCCATTCATCGCTGCCTTTCGTGCCGGTAATCTTGTAACGCAGTGGCGAGAACTTTCCGCTCGCATTTATGCAAGAGATAAGAAACTGACTGCTCCAAGCCGGGCGTCCGTGGACAATGTAGAGGTTTTGCATGACGGCCAAAGGGTTAGCCCCGATGCGGTTGGCCATTTCCAGCGCGATGACTGAATCCGCAAGGTTTTCCCGGTAAGTCTGCGGAACGATGCTGCTAGAGGTTAGAAGCTTCGCCATGCGCTGCGCGGCCTCGAATGCGGCAGGAGTTGAGAATGCCGAGAAGCGTTCTTGCGTCTGCGGTTGTGTTGCTAGTGCTTGTGTTTCTGTGTTCATTGTGTGTGTTGAGTTAGGCTAGTTTGAAAAGCGTGCGAGATTCTTCCTCGGCTTGTTTTAGGTGACGGCACGCGAGCTTGAAATAGCTTTCTTTCAACTCCGCGCCGATGAATTTGCGCCCCGCTTTCACGGAACAATAACCCTCACTGCCAATGCCCGTAAACGGTGAAAAAACCAAATCGCCTGGGTTTGTGTATAGTCGCAGCAGCCGCTCAATCACGTCGAGCTGAAGCGGGCAAATGTGCTTTTCGTCGGAGTTGTCGCGTGCCACCGCGCCATTGAGAACGCGCGTCTGGTTCACGTCCATCCACACTGGCGATGCGTCGCGCTGCCAAAGTTCAACCGGATAATTTTCGCGATTGTGCGAGATGGGATTCGCGTTGACTCCGGGCTTGCGAAACACCAGCACGTATTCTGGTGAGCCAACCCGAGACATTGCAGAATCCTTTAGCAGTTGCTTGTGAAGCAATCCCAAACTCTTGGTGCGTTGCATTTCGACAACAGGGTCCTTCCAAATGGTGACTCGGCAATGATAGAGCCATCCGCGTTCGCGGAACGATTCGCAAAGTTCTCCGCTGAAGTTCTTCAGTTCAATCTCTCCGTCTTTCCATTTTGTAGCCAATAGGTCGGAGCAATGCACTGCGCACAGTCGGCCCGGCTGGGTAACGCGCATAAGCTCGTCCACCAGAAAGTTGAACTGCTCCATGAAGTCAGCTAAGCTAGCGCAATTCCCCATGTCCTCCACCGCGTTTGAATAAACAAATAAATCGGCGAAAGGTGGAGAAAAAACAGAGAAGCCAACGGAGTTGTCATGCATTGACCGCGCAACGCGGACGCAATCGCCGTTGTGAACTCGCCACGCTCCCGGCGATTCCTCGTAATGAATTGATTCGTTGACCACAAGTGACTTGTCTGATTCGTTGCGCAATGAATCGGCTGCTAGTTTCATTTCGTTCCTCATTTCTTCGTGTTGCTGCATTTTCTGACGGACAACCGCCGCCACGCTGGTTTCGGTGTCAGCTTGGATGATATGGCAGTTGAAATCCCCGAAGCGGCCAAACCGATAGCCGCGCCTCATGGCTTGGTAAAAGTCCTCGAAAGAGTAGGACAGGCCAACGAATGCGTGATTGCCGCAATGCTGCCAGTTCAACCCGTAGCCGGCGATTGACGGCTTGGTGATAATGACGCGAGCCTCGCCGCGTGTGAATTTGCCAAGCTTGGATTCCTTGTGTTCCGGCTTGTCGTTTCCTCTGACTTCAATAGCGTCGGGAATCGCGGCCTTTAATTCGTCGGCCTCCTGATTCGTATTGCACCAAACAACCCACGACTCGGCAGATGAATTCACAAGCTCGGCGCACTTGGCAACGCGGGCCGGGCAGGTCACACGCATTTCGCGGTGTATGTTGGTCGCGCTCAGGCTGGCATTCCTGAAAAGCTCATCACCTCGTCCGTGCGTTTGGTCAACGGCAACGATGTGCGAATGAATTTTGAGCGGTGGAAGCTCAAAGCCTTCATCGGCAAACCCAATGTCCGAAGGCTTAGAAACGCAAGCCGCCCATGTTGAAACCCATTTCCAGAACTCGCCGCGTGCGTGTCGCTTCAAACGCCAGTCTCCGGTGTTTGCGGTGTCGTTTATGAAGTAGGTTGAAAGCATGACTTGATATGTAGTCACGCCAAGGAACTCAGCCTGTTGACCAAACTCTATGTAGTCGTTGGGCGCAGGTGTTGCGGTGCAGCTGAGTCGGTAAGGCGTCTGCGAAAATGCAGACGTGAGCGCAATCCGCGTTTTACCCATGAAGCTTTTCAGGATGCTGGATTCGTCTAATACAACGCCGGACACGTTCGGAATGACGTGCTTGAAAAGTTCAAGCCGTTCATAGTTTGTGATGAACACTCCGCTTCCGGTGAGTTCATCTGGATGGTGTATGTGGTGAACTTTGGGAAAGCCAAATTTTTCAGCCTCGGCAACCGTTTGCGCTGCGACGGCAAGAGGACAGAGTATCAAAACGCTTCCCTTGGTATATTCGGCAACCTGCCAAGCCCATTCCAGCTGTTGAAGCGTTTTGCCAAGGCCGCAATCTTCAAACAGGGCGCAGCGGCCCTGCCTGATAGCCCATTCGACAATCAGCTTTTGCCACGGAAACAGATTCGCGTTAATCGGGCGCACCGGCTCAAAACCATGCGCCAAGGGCTTCTTTACCTTCTTTGATATGAGTTCGTCGTAAGTCATCGCGCAATCCTTTCAAGTTTCTGTTTCAAAAGAACCGCATCTTGGAGCAGGTCGTAGGCAAGCTCCCCGGCCATTGACTCGGAAAGCTTCGGGCGTTCAACGCATAACGTCCTGTGAAGCTCTCGCAAATCTTGGACTAGCAAGTCCGCCGTCTGCGCGGCGTTGATGAGTTTTTCGGAAGGGTTCATTTGGGTGTGGGTCAAGATACAACCTCGTAATCTCCGCGTTTGTATTCAACTTTGAATCCGTTTGCCGCTCCGGTGGCTATGAGGTCAAGCGGGCAAAGGCAGGTTTCGTCGTATGACGCCGGGATGGGCGTTGGTGTTGCCGTATAGCTGGGGTGTTTAACAAGCTTTTGCATAACCTTTCTAAGCTCTCCGATTGTTTCAATCTCTTCGCCGTTGTGTTTGAGTATGGCGCACATATCAGGCTAGTTTCCCATGTTTCGCCGGCCTGCTTTTGTTGTGGTTCGCCTTGGCAACCATCGCGGCCGGGACGCGAAGGCCACGGCACGAAGCGAAGTCAATAAGCCGGATGATGCAGTCCGCCAGCTCAACCTCTAGGTTGCTGAACTCCGGGCAATGGTCATCCCGGCGCGGCTTGCGAATGGCTTCGCAGGCTTCGCCAAGCTCTGAGATTGCGAGCGCGATGCAGGCGAGGTCAACTTGGACCTTGCCGGCGTTGGTTAGGCCGAGCTTGTCACGGTCATCCCAGAATAACTTAGATCGGCTGGTGGCGTGGCATTCGTCGGCGAATGCGTTGAGTGCTGCGATTAGTTCTTTGTGTTCTGTTTTCATTCGTTGTCTCTTTCAATATCTGCTTTGTCTTCCTGCCATTGATGGCGAATCTGTTCGCGGTCTTCGTCTCTCTCGTTCCAAGGCGCGGACGGGTCATGCTCCGCGCCGGGTGGGTAGCTCCATCCAAACACGTTCACTTGCGGCCCCCATTGTCTTTTACGGCCATCTGCCGTGCGTGTTTGGCTGTATCGCGGCAGCCGCAATAATCAGCGTCGCCAATCTGATTCCCTCTGGCATCAATTACACGAATAACAGACTGGCGTAAGCTGCGGTCATACCAGCTCTCAACCGTGTTTCCGTTGGTGCATTTAGTTTTCATCGGTCTCCTCCCACCAAGCTACGGCGGACGCAAGCCCAACCATTGCGGTGTAAATCGTTATCCCAGATACGTCATACTTTGCCATTCTTTTGCCGTTCACAATTTCGTCGCCGCGATATTTTGCTTCATAAGCCTTGCCACAAGCCCAAAGCACATGGCTCAAGTTGCTGTAGTGGCCAACCGTTTTTACTGTGCCGCATTGCGTTATCGTTTTCATGTCCAAAAGCATAGGCAAGCAGCTTGCGCTTGCAACATAATTCGCAAAAATAAATTTCACCTCAAAATGCGAAAATAGTTGACATCGTAGCCGGAGCCGCAAGTAGAGCGGATGCGCGGGGTTGCCCAGAAGGTCGCTTCCCAATCGATGCAACGCTGGCAAGCCCAATCGCCCGTGCTGAATTTAACGGCAGT